GTGGGGCTGTTGAAGGTGAAGTTGTTGATCACGTTCACCGTGGAGGGCTGGGAGGAGTTCGGTATGACTCGGCCGTTTTCATCGTTCATCAGCAGATATTCACGACCCGAGGCGACTTTGAGCAGCTCAGGGCCGCGTTCATTGACCTGGTACAGGCCATTGGCAGAGACAGGGCCGCCATTGGCCAAGCCGGGGATGGTTCCAAAGCCGCCCGTCAGGGACAGCATGTTCTCCAGGGCGTCGCCGCCCATCATGCTGGCGACGGCTGCCGTGCCTCCGGTGCCAAACATCGATCCGGCAATGCTGCCCAATATCGAGCCCAGCCAACCGATTCCACCTCCACCAGCACTGCCACCCAAGGCTGCGGCCAGTTGTTGCTTGATGATGATTCGGGTGATGTCAGCCACGATCGAGTTGGCCAAATCGGTGAAGCTGAGCTTGCCAGTGGTGACAAATTGCACCAGCGCGTCTTCCATGCCCATGAAAGCCCGGGACATAGCCCCCTCGATCTGCTGGGCGGCATCGCTGGCGTCTTCCTGGTACATGCGCACCGCTTCAGACGCTCCAAAAATGGCCGAGCGCTGCTTGTTGTAGGCCAACTCGATGAGCGACGTGGCGTTGGCCGTCTGGATGGCCGCATTGGCGAGGGCTTGCGAGGTGTCCACCGTGGGGTCTTGCAGGCGCAGTTGTCGAATGCGCTCTTGCACATCGAGCTCAATTTGGCGTGCGGCCGTCAGTTTGAGCACGGCCAGAGTGCTTTTGCCCATCATGTCGATGGCGAACCTGGCGTTGGCATCGTCCAGATCGGCCAGTCGCGCACGCTCCTGGGTGCCCAGATCAAACTTGGCCTTGACCGCCAACAGGCGCAGCTCCGACTCGACGATGGCTTTGTTGGCCTCCACTTGCGCTGCGGCTCTTTTGCGCGCCGCCTCCTCCGCCCTGTTATTGGCCTCGGCCATTTGCACCTGCGTGGCCCCTTGCCTGGATGCAGCCTCTCTGGCCAGGCGGATCTCCTCGTCATAGGCCGCTTGCACTGTGGCCAGGTTATCGATTAGCAGTTGCTGCTTTTTGCTTTCGACATCGCGCAAAGTTGTGAATTGCAGACCATAGAAGAACTCCAGCATCTGCTCACGGGTGCGCAAAAGTCTGTTTTCTGCGGCAATGCCATCTTCCAGCGCCTTGATTTGACCTTCCAGAATCTTCTTGAAGGGATCGTCCCGGAACTGGTTCTGATTACCCAAGCCGGAGACGTTGGGTACGGATAAGGGCACCTTGCGAGGCTCGGGAGGCTTCAGACTGGGGTTGGCCAGCGCACTGTTGCTGACTTCAAACTGTTTGCGCAGCGCCGTGCTGAAGGTGGTGCCGTCTTTGAGCAGTTCGGCGTAGCGGGCATTGGCATCTGCAAGAATTTTCGCCCGGTTTTCTAGTGCAGTTTTTAAAGCGGTGTCATCCGCCTTGCCAAAGGATTTGAGTTCGTCCCAGGCTTGCTTGACCCCGGCAATGCCGACAGCTGCGTCGGCGTAAACCACCTGAAAACTGCCTGCAAGCGCATAGACCAGCTTGGCGACGCCCATGATGGATTCGGCCACCACGGCCACCGCCAAGGCCGAATCCTGCGCCCAGGCCCGAAATGAGCCATCGGCGGCCAAGTCTTGCACCGATTTACGCACTCCGTTTTGTGCGTTTTGCAGTTTGAGCAGGGTCAGCAAGAAATCATTGAAAACCGGCACCAACTCCATGGCGATGACCTTAAAGAGGTTCTGAGTTGACTGCTCCAGGCGGGCCAGGTTCTTAAACAGCTCGTCCGCTGCCATGGCTTGCGCCGCTGTCACCACCACCTGGTACTCACCCACGGTGGCCAAATCTTTGACCACGGTCAGCAAGTTCGCGCCGCTGCGCCCCATCAGCACCTGCGCAATGGTTGTCTTTTCAACCCCATCGCGGTAATTCTCCATTTGCTTGGCCATGACCATGAAGACCTCTTCAGGTCCTTTGCCACGCAAAGAATCAATGGAAATGCCCAAAGCGTTGAAAGCGGCCGAGGTTTGCTTGCCGCCGTTTTGAGCATCCACCACCGATTTGCTCAGTCGCTGCAAGGCGGTGCTCAGTGAGTCCAAATCGGTGTTGGACAAGCGCGCCGCTGAAGCCAACACCGACAAAGACTCCACGGCCGAACCGGTGCGTTCAGACAGGTCTTGCAGGTCATCGGCCAAACGAATGGCGCTTTCGATCTTGCCTTTGACTTGGTCAATGGCCAAGCCTATTGAGACCGCCACGCCCAATGTTTGCAAGCTCGACTTGACCAGACCCACCGCCTTGTCAATTTGGGCCATTTGACGCTCGGCCATGTTCGCAGCGCGGCCCAAGTCCGACTCGAACTTGGCCGTGCTGGCCGACATTTCTACAACAACTGATCCAAGAGTGGCCATGGCATTTCTAATTCAAAATGAGCATCACCGTTTCTTATGGAACAGTGACTTGATCAAGGACGACTGAGCTTTGGGGTCGCGCAGCAACTTGCCATTGGCCGCTTGGGCGTCTTGCCGGTGTGATTCATGCCAAGGAATGAAATCTTCAGGACGGTAAGCCTGCGGCCTTCGTTTGGCGTCGCGTTGGAGATTTGCGCTCAACGATTGAGCTATCCCATGACGTTGATCAGCAACCAAATCGCCAAAAGGCTCCAACGCATAAAAAGCCCGCCACTCGTTGAGCTCAGCGCTGGTGGTTTGAGCCAACAATTGGCGAACAGTCATGCCAAGGGCCAGCGCCAAGCGAAAGTAAAACCTTCGCTCTGGCTGGCCAATCAGTTTTTTACCGCTGCTTCCTCGGCCTTCAAGCCCAAACCATTGATCTTTTGGGCCACATCAAATACCCGCTCTAATGCGGCAGAGGACTTGGTGGCAAGACGCGGGATGTCCGATACGTCGAACAAACGGTTGTTGGCGTCGTCCACCACAGTCAGAGCCACCAACTTGGCGCGGAGATTTTTCATCTCGGGTGTACGCGTACCGTCTGGGTTGATGGTGACCATGCTGGTCTCAAAAGCATCACGATCCGCACCAGTCATGGTGCGAACCAAAACACTTCCACCCCATTCGGGGACCTCAACCTCAACAGATTTCAGGTCCGAAGATTCAAAAATTTGGTCTTTGGTCAATGTCATATCGCGCTCCTCACAGACCCGTGATTGCGCCGGTAATGCGCAAATCGACCGAGGTACGGATGACGGCATCGACACCGCCAGCCAAGCTGAACTTCTTTACGTAGGCGTTGAACGTGATCACTGTGGCGTCGGGCAAAGTCATCTTAAAGCCGCTGAGCGACCCAGAAACTTGTTTGGCGCGCAAGGCTATGTGGCCGCTGTTGTCTGAGTCATAGTCCAGCTCAAATGTGAGCATCCCGGAATCCACCAGTCCCAAGACGAATTCTTTGGCAACGCTGGCAAAGTTGGTCACGTCAATTTCGCTGGCAGTACCATCGAAGCCGCTGAAACTGCGGACGTTCGCAATGCTGGTGAAACTCACCGAGGTGGCTGTTCCTGCTGCCGTGATGGTCTTGCCAGTTGTATCGATGTAAACCGCAAAGGTGTTCGTGGTCACATTGCGCACACTAACGGCTTGGCCATTCAACACAGCGGCATCCACCCCCGTCAACCCTGCCAAAGTCACCACATCGCCGTTGGTGAGCCCGTGAGTAGTGGCCGTGATGATGGTGGGATTGCCCAAACTGATGGCAGAAATGGTTTTGGCTGCGCCTGTACCGGTGCCAATTGAAATGTCAGTGCCCTGCGCAGAAATCGCGGTGGAAGTCATAAAGGTTCTCCAGAAATGAAAAAACCCGCCGAAGCGGGTTGAGGGGGAAAAGTCCGCCTGGGGGCGGATAGGGACGAAAAAAAACCCGCTCAAGGCGGGTGGGTGGGGGGATGGTTTGTCATCCGCAGGCGCGATAACTCAGTCAGGTGTGCCAGATCGAAAAGTCCAACATCACGCGATGCAGCTTGACCTCGCTCTCGTAGATGTCCTGGGCCAAAATTTGCACGTTGGGCAGTGCCCACTGGGCCATGAGGTCAGCTACTGCGGCGGCGATCTGCTGCGCTTGCGCATAGGTGTTGGCATAGACATCTACCTGTAAACGGGTATTGATGAGCCCAGTACGCCCAGCCAGCACGTTTTCGACGTTTTCCGTCACGCGCTGGTAAACGATGTAGGGATGATCCACCCCGTCAGGGGCAATTTGTGGATAGACCCGGTCTTGGGCATCGGTGGCGTTTTGCACCAGCGCCACAAACATTTCTTGCATGTTCATGACCGGCGGGCCTTCTCAACTTCTTGGGGAAGGCGTTTCAGCAGGTACTCCTGCATGGCCTGGACCGATTCGTACTTTTTGGACTCATAGGCAGGCCGCAAAAACGGGTGCGCAGGCACAAACACCCCCGTGGCATGTTGGTGATGCCGGTGGCGCTTCCAGTTGGTGTTTTTGGGTTTTGGGGCCACGTAGTGGTGGCCCAGCTCAACCCACGCGCCATAAAAAGCGTCTTGTGACTTGTTTTGGTGTTTGCCTTGACCCCGGTACTTCTTGCCCTGTCGCACCGTTACAAAGTAGGTGGCTTGCTGAGCGTTGGACTTTTCTGGGATGTAGGCCGTCACGATCGAGCGTTTGAGCGTGCCAGGAGGTTGGTGCTTGGGCTGCGCTTGCGTCAGGACAGGCGCATTGATACGGGCTTGGTCGCGTACGACGCGCGCGCCCGCATTCACCGAAGCGCGCAGTACATTGCGGGCGATATTGGTGGGCAAGGCTTGCATGGCGCGCTTGAGTTCGGTCAAGCCCTTGATGTGAACCAGTTCA